TTATTGTTGTATTTATTAGATAAGAACTACCTAGTCAGAACAGATTTAATTAATTATACGAACAGAATACGCACAAACCCCCATGCACATATATTTCTATATATATGGAGTCATTACAACTCAGAACACATCTCTCTAAAGGCTCACTAAATAGTAGATTTGTTATAAAAAAAAATTAACATAATTAAAAAAGGCACAATAAGGACTGATATGAAAAAAAAGGCAAATAAGAAGGCTACAAAGCCTAAGATAAGTGTGATGAGTGTTTTGTTAGGAGATATGCCAGATAGGTCTCCTGTGGTTCAGAACTCAGGAAAAAACCTAGTTTCTGATCGCAGTGTATCTCGTATGAACGATTTTTTAAAGGGTAATCAAAAAGATGATTCATGAACACGATTACGATCCCATACAAGCCTAGAGAATTACAACAACAAGTTCACAGCAATCTAAAAAGATTTAATGTCTTGGTCTGTCATAGAAGATTTGGCAAGACTGTATTAACTGTAAATGAGCTGATTAAGAAGTGCCTACAATGTGAATTACCGAGACCTCGGTATTATTATATAGCACCGACATACAGCATGGCGAAAAGAATAGCTTGGGATTATCTCAAGTATTACACTTCTGTTTTGCCTAATATGGATTATCACGAGACCGAACTAAGAGCTGAACTCCCCAATGGAGGCAGAATACAATTACTCGGTTGTGAACGACCACAAACTCTCAAAGGACTCTATATAGATGGAGTAGTCTTAGATGAGGTAGCACAAATGCCTCCGAAGATGTGGACTGAAGTAATACGACCAGCACTATCAGATCGAGAGGGTTTTATGATTGCGATTGGTACTCCTCAAGGTCATAACTCCTTCTTTGATCTGTATAATCATGGTATGCACAGTGAAGGCTGGTACGCAACAAAGTTTAAAGCATCAGAGACACAAGTAGTAAAGGCTGAAGAACTAGCCGAAGCAAAAAAATTAATGCCTCCTGAGATATACGAGGCGGAATACGAATGTAGTTTTGAAAGCTCTGCAATCGGAGCTATCTACTCACAAGGACTGAATAAAGCAGATGATGATGATAGAGTAACATCTGTACCCTACGATCCAACGATTAAGGTATCTACCTTTTGGGATCTAGGAATGGCAGATAAAACTGCAATATGGTTTGTTCAACAAAAAGGAACAGCAATTCACCTTATTGACTACTTTGAAGATAGTGGTGAGTCGCTAGAATACTACGCTGGAGTTCTTGATAACAGAGGATATGTGTACGATACGCACTACCTACCACACGATGCGAGTGTGAGAGAGATCGGAACTGGTAAATCAAGAGTAGAGATAGCACAAAGTTTAGGTCTATCGACAAGCATTGTACCTAAGATGAGTGTCGAAGATGGAATTAACGCAGTCAGAATGACATTATCACGATGTTGGTTTGACTTTGAAAAGACAAAAGAAGGATTAGATGCCCTAAGACAGTATAAATGGGCTGTTGATGACAAGGGTGTAGCAAAAAATAGACCACAACACGATTGGACATCGCACAGTGCAGACGCATTTCGATATTTATGCACTGGATTACAAGAAACTAAAAGCTGGTCTACACAAATTAAATATCCGAAATTAGGAATTGTATAATGAAATTAACAAAAGAAAGACTCAGATCACTAATATCACAAGAGATAACAAACTCTCTAGGATTTTATGGTGGTGAACTCACAGAGCAGAGGAAAAATGCCCTAAAGTTTTACTTAGGAGAGCCATTAGGCAACGAAGTAGAAGGTCAATCACAAGTACGATCACAAGATGTACTCGAAGTTGTCGAAAGTATACTCCCTAGCATGATGAGAATCTTTACACAGGGCGAAAGTATAGTCAGATTTGAACCTCAAATGCCTGAAGATGTTGCTTACGCAGACCAATCATCAGATTATATCAATCATATCTTCAATAAAGACAATAATGGCTATCAAATCTTGCATACAATGTTCAAAGATGCCCTTATTTCTAAAAATGGCTTTGTCAAATACTATTGGAAAACAGATAAAGAGCAAAAAGAAGAATCTTATGAAAATTTAACCACTGCTGAGTACCAAGCAATCCTTGCAGACACCGAAGTAGAGGTTGTCGAGGTCGAAGATACTACTGAAGAACTAGATATAGCCGCCCAAGACTTCACAGAACAGACTTACAATGTCACTGTCAAGCGAGTCAAAGAATATGGGCGTGTTTGTATAGAGAATGTAGCACCTGAAAGTATGCTTGTAAGCAAATCTGCTACATCATTAGAAGATTGCAACTTTATTGGACAAAGAGTTTTCAAAACTAGGTCTGAATTAATCAGTATGGGTTTTGACAAGAAAATGGTCAATGATTTACCTGTAGCTGATGAAGAAATTTACAACACAGAGGCTGTTACAAGACGATCTTATGACGATCAAGATATGCCTCAAGAGTATCAAAACATAGATCCTCTTTTAACAAGAGTGGCAGTCATTGATTGTTACATGAAGTGTGATTACGATAACGATGGTATAGCAGAACTAAGACACATAGTGGTTGGCGGTACAGGACAAAACGCTTATCACATCTTAGAGAATGAACCCATAGAGCAAATACCTTTTGCGATGGTAACAGCGATACCAATGCCTCACAGATTTTATGGTTTGTCGATATACGATTTGATAGGTGATGTTCAAGAGATCAAAACAACCCTATTAAGACAAACTTTAAACAACGCTTATCTACAAAACAATGCTAGAACTGTTGTAGTAGATGGACAAGCAAACATAGATGACCTCCTTACATCGAGAGCTGGGGGGATTGTACGAGTAAAGTCACCAAATGCAGTAACTCCCCTCGCCTCTCCTAACTTTATGAGTCAAGGTCTAGCCATGTTAGACAAAGTAGATAACATTAGAGAATCAAGATCAGGCGTATCAAAAGTTCAAATGGGATTAGATGCCGATCAGATTAATAAATCACACACGACAGCAACCAGTGCCAATGTGATGATGAACGCTTCTACTCAAAGAATAGAACTTTACGCTAGAAACTTTAGTGAAGGTATCAAAAGAATGTTTCAAGGTATCTTGACTTTAGTATGTAAGTATCAAGATCAAGAAAGAATTATTAGATTAAGAAATCAGTTTGTACCAATGAATCCTAGAGAGTGGGTTGATAGGTATAACGCAACAGTACAAGTTGGACTTGGTACAGGATCACAAGATCAACGACTAGAAGTCTTAGGTCGTGTTCTTGCAGTCCAAGAGAAACTAATCGGTGCTGGTGGTATGGGTATTGTCGATCCTCAAAAGATATATAACACCCTAGAGAAGTATTTAGAAAATGCTGGTTACAAAGATGCAAGTCAGTTCTTTAATAATCCTCAAGTTAATCCACCAAGACCACAACCAAAAAGACCTGATCCAGCAATACAATTAGCTCAAGCAGATTTACAAAGACAACAAGCTAAAGATCAAGCAGAATTACAACTTAAAGCACAAAAACTTGAACTCGATCAACAAAAATTAGCATCACAACTTATCAAAGAAGATGATGCAAAAGAATCACAAAAAGAAAAACTAGCAACACAAATATTACAGCAAGGAATTAAAAGATAATGGCAACCCCTAATATGCCTTCTTCGGCACAAGATATTATTAACAACTTTTTATCAGGTGGATATTCAACACAGGCACAAGCTAATCCCTATAGAGTAGATGTAGATCCTTTTAGACCACCTGTTTCTGATAAACCTGAAGAAGATGATAAATTACCAACTGATCCTTGCCCTGATGGTTTTATATACGATCCTGTAATGAAAAGGTGTATGCCTATTGAAGAAGAATCAAGCGATAGACCTGACGAACCAGATCGTGATAAGATGATGTTCGATCAAATGAAAAGGGATAATAGTACCATTTTTGGTGCTTCTAATACTTTAGATGATTACCTTATAGATACAAAAGGTGGTGGTGATATCTTATTAAGATTTGATCCTAATGTTGGTAAACCAAACATACCTTTTATGCCACTATTAAGTGCTGGTGCAGGTTTGTTAGATTCTTTTTTTGGTGGAGACAAAAGACGAGAAGATAGATTTAATGAAGCTATGCAAACATACATAGACGCTGGATATGGACAACAGTTAAACAATGGAACTTTCCAAGTTTTCAATCCTCAACAATACTACAGTAATGTTATGAATGATATAGTAAGTGGTGCTAGACAAACTGTTCCACCAAGTATGGGAGGATCAGCTCCAGTAACTGTAGGTCAAGCAGTAGATGCAGCAATAAGTAACGACTATAGTGGTATATCTAGTGGAGGATCACCAATAGCACAAGATATGTCAGGTGGTTTATTGGGTAGAACACCATTAACTTCAGTAGATTCACAAGGTAATAGAACTAGAAATGACGATGCTTACAAAGCATCAATAGCTCGGAATATTAAGAGAAATGAACAAAACTCACCATACGGAACAAGTGGATTTTCTATGAATGTGGGTGGTACTGGTATGGCTGGATTTACTCGTGGCAGATAGTGAAATAAAGAGAAGTGACCAAGCCAAACGAATACTTGAAGATGAAATATTTATAGAAGCAATACAAAAGATTAGAGCAGAGTTGAATACTGAATGGTTAAACTCTGATCCAAAAGATTCAGAACAACGAGAAAACATCTTTGTCATGAGAAGAATGTTAGAGGTTGTCTTGATGCAAATACGATCTGTTATGGAAACAGGCAAGATCGTCAAAAAATAATAGGAGTAAAATATGGCAGAACAACCAGTAATGGACTCTGCAACAGAGACTCAAGCAGAGCCTGTTGCACCAACGCCCAAGCCTCTTAATACTGGAGAGGCGGCTGAAGCCCTGAAGAACTTATTAAATGTAAACGCCTCAGAGACTCAGGAAACAGCAAGTGAAGAATCAAAGAAAGAGGTAAGCGACTCGGAAACGAATATCGAAGATGCTTTCAATGATGATGAACTGATAGATCAAATTGAAGATGAACAACCATCTGTTAGTAATCAGGAACTTTATAAAGTTGTTGTCGATGGACAAGAACAAGAAGTCACCCTTGATGAACTCATGAAAGGTTATTCTCGACAAAGCGATTATACTCGTAAAACCGAAAGACTATCGCAAGATAGAAAAAGTGTTGAACAATTAAAAAATGAATACACTAGGCAAAACGAGGAGGCTAAAATCAAACGAGATCAATACGAAAAGCAAATTCAAGTATTATCCGAACAATTAAAACAAAGTGAACCATCAAAGGTAGATTTAGATAAGTTGTATGAAGATAATCCAGCGGAGTATGTTCGTGTCAAAGCTGAACAAGATCGTAGGAGAGAACTTCTAGAAAAATCTAGACAAGAGCAAGAAAGAATACTTGCTGAAAAACAAGAGGAGCAAACAAAACAATATAACGCTTATCTTGAACAGCAAAAACAACTTCTTGCAGAAAAACTACCTATCTACGCTGACAAGGAGAAAGGTGCAGAGTTTACTAAAAACTTAATAAACTATGCAAAAGAGATTGGTTATACCGATCAAGAAATCAATATGTTAGTGGATCATAGATCAGTTATTATGTTAGCTAATGCCTATCGTTACGATAAGTTAAAAAAAGCTAATTTAAAAAACAAAAAAGTAACAAAAGTATCTAAGGTCGTAAGTTCATCAAGTCCAAAGGTTCAAGATGAGAATGAAGTTGCAAAGCGTATTAAATCTAAAAAAGCAACTCTAAGAAATTCAGGGAAGGTTAATGATGCCGCTTCTGTTTTACAAGAGTTGTATTCTCAATAACATATAGAAAGGAATAAGTAATGGCACAACCAACCAATACTTTTGATACCTATGATGGTGCAAACTCTATAAGAGAAGATTTAGCTGATGTAATTTATAATATTAGTCCATCAGAAACTCCTTTTATGAGTAATGCAGCAAAAGGTACAGCCTCAAGTACATTGTACGAATGGCAAACAGACTCACTAGCTGATACTGCGGCTAACGCACAGATCGAAGGTGATGATTATGACGGAGATGCAAGAACTGCAACTGTCAGACTTAACAACAGAACACAAATCTCAGCAAAGTCAGTAACTATTTCAGGTACAGACGATGCAGTAGATAACGCTGGAATGTCTACACAAATGGCATACCAACTTGCAAAGATGGGTAAAGAACTCAAGCGAGACATGGAAAGAGCTTTTGTAGGAATTGAAAATGCAAAAGTTGCTGGTAATGCTTCAACAGCTAGAGAACTTGCATCTGTAGGAACTTGGTATGGTGGTAACAAACCTGGTACTTCAAGTGCCGCTGGTAACTTTTCTGTAGGTGGTTCACCTTCAGCAAGTCCAGCAGGTGATGGATCTACAGCTATCGCTGGTGGTTCTAACAGAACTTTTACAGAGGCACTACTAAAAGCTGGTCTTTTAAAAGCCTTTGAACTAGGTGGAGAACCTGAGACTATATTGATGACACCATCACATAAGCAAACAGCATCTGCATTTGCAGGGGTGGCAACAAAATATAAAGATGCCAGTGATAGAGTATCTATTGGTACTACTGACATCTATGTATCAGACTTCGGTGAAGTTGCATTTGTACCTAACAGACACCAAAACGCAAACAGAGTAGATATCCTACAAATGGATATGTGGAGTGTGGACTTTTTAAGACCATTCCAAACTACTGATCTTGCAAAAACTGGTGACGCAGACAAGAAGCTACTCTTAACTGAGTACACTTTATGTGCAAAAGCACCAAACGCAAACTTTGGTATATTTAACTTAACTGCATAATTGTAGCTAAAGGACAGGGAGGGATTATATGCCCTCCCTTTTTAATTAGAGAGGAAACAATGACAGTATTCGCAAATAAAAAACATTCATCAAGACTTTATAAAGTAGTGGCAAACTCAATTAAAAAAGATCAAACAATCTCAAGAGGACTTGGTAAAAGACAATCCAAACAAACTTCAGGTGGAGATAGAAAGTATGATCCAATGTTGAGTATGAGAAGCAATCAAGGTCTAGAAATACAAGACACAGTTGATATGATGATTGCAAAAGCTATAAAGTAATGACAAAAAAATTCTCGCTTAATGATCCTGACGATCAAGCATCTGTAAAAACTAATTTAATTGTAGATGAAGCTGAGAATAAATTTCATATTGAAAACTATCAAGATCAAGAAACTATTAAAGAAATCTTAGATGCAAACAAAGTAGCTCAAAACGAAGGTGCTTATAAGTCTCAAGCATTAAAAAATGAAAAAGGTTATCGAGTTGCAAGACTACCAAACATAGTGGTTCACCAATTAGCAAAACAAGGCATACTGAATTACAATGGTACAGTCCTTGATAAGCCAAGATTTTTTAGATGGTTGAACGATTCAGATAATAGACATTTTAGAATTTATACAGGTAACTTATAATGGCAATAGATACATACACAAATCTCAAAACATCAATAGCTAACTATCTTAATAGAAGTGATTTGACTGCTTTTCTTGGTGATTTTATTACTCTTACAGAAGCAAGATTGAATAGAGAGTTGCGTGTGAGAGAAATGGTAAACACAGACACATCAACTACTACTGTTGCTGGTACACAAAGCTATGCCTTACCAACAGGATATATAGAGGCAACCACAGTAATCTATCAAAGTGATCCCTATTGCACACTTAAATTTATAAATAACAGTGATTTTTATAACAAATATAACGATAGTCAGAGTAGAGGAAAGCCACAATTCTTCACTATAGTTGGCACAAATATTCTTTTAGGCAGACCACCTGATTCAGCAACAACACTACAAATAAACTTTTACAAAAAATTAGATACTCTTTCTGACACAAACACTACAAACACAATATTAACAAATTATCCTGAACTCTATTTATATGGTGCATTAGCAGAGTCAGCTCCATTTATTATGCAAGATGAAAGAATAAATACATGGGGTACTCTTTACAAAGAGTCACTAAAAAATGCTAACGAAGCATCATCAAGGGGTTCAACAACTACATCACCACTACAGATGTCCACAACACAGGTAGCATAAAATGATTGAATTTGGTGATTTACAAGCCGATCTTCCTTCTTATGAAAACTCAGGTGCATTAGTTGTAGATAATGTTTTACCTCTTGCAAAAGGCTACAAAAGCCTAGCTGGTTTTCAGGCATTGAGTGGAACAGGATTAGGTAATCCAGCAGTAGGATTATTTACAAGTTTTAGTGCCAGTGGTTCTACTAACTATGCTGGTGATGCTACTAAATTATATCAGATGGACTCCTCGCTAGTCTTTCAAGATAAAAGTAAAGCTGGTGGTTACAACAACTCTACTACAGAAAACGCTAGAGACTTTTGGGCATTTACACAGTTTGGATCAAACATCATCGCAACTAACTTTGCAGATAACATACAAAAGTTTGAAGAAGGTGTAGATAGTGCCTTCAGTGATCTAATAGCATTAAAAGCTAAGTTTATAGCTGTTATAAGAGACTTTGTTGTTGTTGGTTATACCAACGAGTCAAGTGTAGAGTACAATCAAAGAGTTAAATGGTCAGGTATCAATGACAGTTCTACATGGACTCCAAGCCAAGCAACACAATCAGGCTTTCAAGATATTGTTGGTAGTCATGGTAATGTTCAAGCAATAGTTGGTGGTGAGTCTGCTGGTGTCATCTTTATGGAAAAGGCAATCTACAGAATGTCTTATGTAGGTGTTCCATTAGTATTTCAATTTGACAAGATCGCAGATAACATTGGAGCATTTGCACCTAAGTCTGTGGCTTCTTACGGAAACATGATTTTTTTCTTAGCACAAGATGGTTTCTATAAACTGACTGGTGGACAACAACTGACACCGATTGGAAATGGTAAAGTAGATAACTTCTTCTTTGATGATCTATCATCTAATCTAGATGGTATTACATCTGCTGTCGATCCCAATAATAGTATTGTTGTATGGTCTTATCGAGGATCAGGAGCTACAGGAACAACTAATAACAAGTTACTGATATACAACTATGCAGTTGATAAATGGAGTACAGGATCAGGACAAGACTTAGAGTTTATTGCTAGTGCATCACAAGAGGCATTTACTACATTAGAAAGCCTTGATGTGTTAGGCGACTTAGATAACTTACCTAAATCTCTAGACTCATACTTCTACAAAGAAGGTATTGTTGGTCTTGCTGGTTTTAACTCAGCAAACAAGTTTGGAAAATTTATTGCAAACAGTTTATCAGCTACAGTAGATACGACAGAGTTTGAGGGTGCAAAAGGCAAAAGATCAACACTTATCGAGTGCAGACCTATTGTTGATGGCACATCAAATACCTCTGTTACAGTAACACCAATAACAAGGCAATCACAACTTGATACCACAACAACTGGCACTGCTGTTGATACTAATGATACTGGCACTTGTCCTTTACGATCTACCTCAAGGTATCATCGCATCAGGGTTAATGTGACAGGTAACTTTAATACTCTTAGCGGTGTAGATATAGAAGCGAGACCTGAAGGTGGCAGATAATCAGTTTCCTACAGTTCCATTGTCAATACCTGACACTGGACAACATTTAAGACTAGTTTCAACATCATTAAACAATACAATTAATGGTAAATTAAACAGCACAGGAACAGTAACATTAAGAGCAAGTCAAACAACAACGACTCTTACCGATGCAAGAATAGGTGGAAACTCAATAATATTGTTCATGCCAACAACTGCAAATGGTAGCACAGCTCTCAATGGACTTCATGTTTCTGCTAGAGCAAGTGGAAGTGCAACATTAACTCATGCAAGTTCAACAAACGCAGACCAAAACTTATCATACTGTGTCATTGGATAATGTAGTCACTAGAGTACCTAGTGAAGATGTTGAATTTATATGGAGTCAAGTAGCTCCATTATTAGAAAAAGCATTAGACGAAACTTATAGTATCAAGGACATACTGTACGGATTAGCTAATGATCGTATGCAACTATTTATTAGTTGGAATAATAACAAAGTAGAAAGTGCTGTTGTAACTGAAGTAGCACAATACCCTCAGTCTAAAGTCTTACGATACTTTTTGGCTGGAGGAAACAACCTAGATAACTGGTTAGAAAGAATACAAGAAGTAATAGAAAAATTTGCAAAAAAACAAAATTGTACTCACCTTGAAGTAGCTGGAAGAAAAGGCTGGGTGAGAAAATTGAAAGGATTTAGAGTTAAAGCATACTTACTAAATAAGGAAATATAAAATGTCAAAAGGATCATCACCACAAAATGTAACTACAACATCATCTGCTGAACCATCAGAGTTTATAAGACCATATCTGACACAAGCGATTGATTACAGCCAAGATTTATTTGAGTCTGATTTACCAAACTTTTTTCCAAATAATACCTTTGTAGCTCCAGCCGCTGAAACACAAGCGGCATTAGATTTAGCATCTGCAAGAGCTGTAGCTGGAAATCCGTTACTAAATCAATCACAAAATCTTGCTCAACAAACACTAGCTGGAGACTTTCTATCTCCTACTACTAATCCCTATTCACAAGCATTGTTTAATCAGATGGCTGACGATGTAACATCTAAAGTACAATCACAGTTTAGTAGAGCTGGTCGTTTAGGATCAGCCGCCAATCAAGAAGTGTTATCTGATTCATTAGGTAGATTAGCAAATCAAGTTTATGGAGATCAGTTTAATCGTGAAAGAGCATTACAAGCTCAAACCATGATGACAGCACCACAACTAGGTGAAATGGATTACAATGATGTTTCAAGATTAGCACAGGTGGGAGCAGATAGAGAAAGTATAGAACAAGCAAAACTACAAGATGCAATCGCAAGATTTGACTTTGAACAACAAAAACCATTTCTTAAATTAAATCAATTCTTAGGTGCATTAGGTTCACCAGTACCAACACAAACAGTATCAACACAACCTGTCTTTAGAAACACAGGTGCTGGATTACTGGGTGGTGCGATGGCAGGAGCTGACATAGCTGGAATGATGCCACAAGGCTCTATGTTTGCTAATCCTCTCTTTGGAGCAATCGGTGGTGGATTATTAGGAGGGTTCTTTTAATGGATAGATTAATGAATGTAAGAAATCAAATTATAGATGGTTTATTACAAAGTAGAATACAACCTATTATTCAAAAATATAACCAACCAAAACAAACAGGATTATTAAATTATGTTAGAAGTCCTCAAGGTCGAGACATCGCTACAGGATTACTAGCACAATCAGGTTACTCTACTATGCCTCAAAGTTTTGGTCAGTCTTTAGGTGTTGCCATGCAGAACGCACAAGATCGTGCTATGGTTAGAGATGCTAATGAATTAAATGCCATTTCTACATTTGCAGATATTCAAAACCTATTTAAAGGACAAGATCAAAAAGATAGGCAAATAGATCAAACTGATGAACAAATAAAACTTGAAGGAGATAGAACAAAATCAAGTATTGAATTACAAGGAAAACAAGGCGATCAGATAGAAAGCAATATTGAAATAGATCAACAAAGAATCGATCTTGATGAAGATAAGTTTGATCTTCAAAAAGATATGTACAACTTTGAAAAAGAAAAGTTTACTTGGGAAAAAGAGAACCCTGATGCTAAATCAGAAATCGGTCAATTAGTACAAGATAAAAATAATGGTATTATAGATCAGGATCAATTAGACAAAGGTTTAACAGATATTTTAGGCACAGATGGAACAACAGCAACTATTCAAAATTATCAATATGTAGCTAAACAACTTTTTGATGGAGATGAGTCAAAAGCTATATTATTCTTAGAGTCAAGCAAAGGTGAATCACAAGAGGATTTCGTTAAACAATGGATTGCAGACGCTAAAAATAACCCAGCTAGACCTGATAATTTAGGCTACTTAACAGCAGAAGCAAACTATGCTTGGAATTTAAGTAGTGCAAAACCATTACCAAATAGCGTAGATGATGCAGAAAAAGGAACTTATTATTATAACAACGCTGGAGAATTAGCTTTATTTGATGGAACAAACCTTATTCCAGTCACTAAACCAGTATTACCTCAATAATGACACAGTTATTAAGTTTTGATGAATTTAGCAAAAACAAAAATGTGCAACAAAGTAGTAACAATGTTTTGTCTTTTGAAAGTTTTAAAACCCAAAATAATGTAGATAGTTTTAATCAGGAAAAGAAAGAAACAATATCTTTTGATGATTTTAAAAATCAAACTGGCACAAATACTCAATTTGAAAACAAGACTAATCAACAACCTTCACAGCTTAATATTGAATACATAAATCAACACCCTGATTTTGAATCAAGTGGTGGTTTTGATGTTAGGTTAATACCTGATTTTGATTCTATAGAAGATGCCTCTGCATACTATGGTTTACCTGTAGATCAATTAACTAATGAGATTGTTCCTGAAGTGCCGATGCAAGGTGATAATAGTTACGACAATGTAAATTATAAAAAAAAATATATACCTAATCTGCCTATAGAAGATGGTTATTATGATAAGGGTAGCTTTAATCCTTTTGATGATAAAAAATCTGATTGGTCACTTACAAGCAGAACAATGGATTACATTTGGAGTGATGAATTAGGTATTAATAAACAAACTGTAGAAGAAATAGAAAATCCTTTTTTTAAAAAAATTGCTGGTAGTCCTGTTGTTATGGGAGCTAGTGACATACTAGATGGTACACTACGAACAATACAGACAGCGATTTATGGTGGAGCTGGTGTTGTAGGTGATACTGTAACAAATATTACAGGTGATAAAGCAGATGGTGCTAGAACGCAAAGAGATTTAATTGCATTGTTTGAATCAACATTACCACAACAAATGTCCACTGCTGGTGCTAGTGCAAGATCGTGGGGATATACAAAAAATCAAGTCAAACAATACGATACATTAGGAAAAAAATCTATAGATCAATATGTTGATACTACTTTTAAAAACAGTCCAAATAAAAACAAAATAAAAAAAGAGTTAAATAAAAAGTTTGATGAAGGTATTGTTAAGGCAGATACAATTATCAATAAATTAGAAAAGAATGTTGAAAAGGTTCTTAGCGATAAAAGAGTAAACTTTAAATACTTTGATGACAATGTAATGAAGTCAAGGTTCAAAGACAACAATATAAAACTTGGTAAGCCTGATGATATTAAAAACTTATTGCAGTTTAGTGAAAGTAGTATTCTTAGAAATGTAGATAGATTTATACTTGCACCTTTTAGAACAAGAGGAAAAAAAACTCCTCAAATGCAAAAATTGTATGAATTATATCAAGGTAAAATTAGAGGCAACAATCATAGAGCTGTATCAACTGCAAAACAAATTGAGAGACAAGTTAATAAAATAGCTAAAAAGTTTGATCCTAATAAGTTTAATGTAAAGTTTAAAAATAAAAAAGAATTTAAAACTAAAATATTTGATGACATACAAGAAGTTTTAGTAGGCAACAAATCAATAAATACTTTAGATGAATCACTTAGACCATTAGTAGGTAAAGCTAGGTCTTTAATAGATAATTTAAGTGGTCAGTTAGTACAAAGCAATAGTTTAGGAAAATCAATAAAAAAAATTATTGAGAACAATGTTGGTTCTTATGTTAGACAAAGCTATAAATTATACAGAGGTGGTTTTAACCCTAACAAACAAATTAGACAAAACGCTTTTGAATATATACAAAAACAAGATCCTTCACTGACTAATGCTGAAGTTAATGGTGTTATTAACAAAATATTAGATAAAGGTGATAATACAAACTTCGCTTCCACTGTAGAATCTTTACCCAAGCAATCACAATCGTTATTCTTAAAGAAAAAAGACATAGCTCCTGAGATTAAAGCTCTTTTGGGTGAAGTAAAAAACCCCTTAGAAAATTTAATCAATACTATTGATGATTTAACTAAATGGGTAGAATCTGATAAATACTTTAATAGAATAAAACAAACAGGTTTTAATAAGTATATTTATAAAAAACCAACAGGTAGGTTTGCTACTGAGATTATTGGTAATAAATACAATCCACTTAAAGGTTATCACACAAGCCCTGAAATAGCTCAAGTTTTAAAATCTATAGATGAAACTTCTATTAGTAATATTTTGTTGCCTTACAAAGTATTTTTATTTGGTAAAGGTGTCAGTCAATATTCTAAAACAGTTCTAAACCATGTAACACAATTAAGAAATTTACAGGGTGGAATTTTGATGGCTATGTTTAATGGTGTCAATCCTTTTAGTAAAACAGGTTGGTCAGCATTTAAAACTGTAGCTAATGACATAGGAAAAATGTCAGATGAGGTATTAAATTTAAAATATCAAGAATATTTAGATTTAGGCGTTGTTCGTACAAGTGTTAAAATAAACGAACTTAAAGGTGTCTTTAAAGATGTTGAAATGGCAAATTCAATGTTTAGTTTTGTTGATAAGATAACTAACAATATAGTTTTTAAAAATGCCAAAAAACCCTTAGATTTTTTACAAAATGTTTACATGGGTGTTGATGATCTTTTTAAGATTATTGTTTATGAAAAAGAATTAGCAACTCTTAAAAGAGCTTATCCTGACATGGTAGCTAACCCTGTTAAATTAAAACAATTAAAAAAACAAGCTAGTGAAATTACTACCAATACTATGCCTACTTATGATAAAGTTCCACCAGCAATAAAATATTTAAGAAGATTGCCTATTGGTAACTTTGTATCTTTTCCAGCAGAGATATTAAGAAATACTGTTTTTTCTGTAAAACAAGGAATAAAAGAATTAGGCACAGCAAACAGTGTTATTAAAACAAGAGGTGCAAAAAGATTTGCTGGTAATATAGTTATAGGTGGTTTTGGTTTAAAAGTTGCAAACGAAACCTACAACACAGCTAGGGGTTATACAGAAGATACAATAAAGGCAATTAAAGCATTTGTTCCTTCATGGAGTAAAGATTCTAATATTACTGTCTTAAATGATAATCCTGAAAATATACAATATGTTGATTCTAGTTATACATTTCCGTATGACATTTTACACAGACCAATCAGAACAGCAGTAAATGAATGGTATAATGGTAAAAGAGATAATAAAACTTTAGATGAAGTAATTATTCAATCAAGTATTGCAAGTATAGAAGAATTTGCTAGATATTTTTTAGATGAATCCATTTTAACATCTAAAATATTAGACATAACAAGAAACAAACAATCTAATGGCAGACAAGTTTATAATCCTGAACTACCAGTTGCAGATCAAGTTAATGCTATGTTCCTTCATGTACTTGATGCTTTTGTTCCTGCTGGTTATGACCAACTAGAAAAATTATACAAATCATTTAATGGTATTGTTGAACCTTATGGTAAAGAATACGATCCAAAGATAGAATTATTAGCTAACTTTGGAGGTCTGAGAGTTTCTGAAATTGACATTAAAGAAGCATTTAATTTTAAGATTCCTGAACATAACCAAAATGTAAACAATGCCGAAAAGATATTTCGTAAAATAGCAAACAATCAAAATGTAGTTACAGAACAAGAATATATAAACGCATATATTACAGCAGAAAAGGCAAGATATCAAAATTGGACAGAAATGAACAACTTGGTTCAAAGTGCGTTTGAGTTAGGATTAGGAAAAACAGAGGTAGCAAAAATTTTGTTAGAAAACAATATAAGTAAAAATGATGTTGGTATGTATTTATCTGGTAAATACTTACCTTATTTTCCTTCTAAAGAAACTATAGGTCGTATTAATGAATCAGGTAATTCTTTTCCAATTAACACAATTAGAAAAATATACAGAAATTTATCAGGAGTTCCTTTAGGAGATTACCAAAATTTTGAACAGAGTATTCAAAAAAATTAGGAGTAAAAAATGACAGTATCAAATTACAGCACAACAGCTAGTAGTAATACAGCTATTAATGGAGTTAATATCTCTGAGGGTATGTCACCCTCTGATGTAAACAATGCCATTAGAGAACAATTAAAAGATGTAAGATCAGTATGGAACGACAAAGAGTGGTTCTTATTAGGTGATGGTGATGGCACAACAACCTTTACAAGAGCCTCTGCAGCATCAGTCACAGTAGCATCAAACATAACTTCTACTCACCATGTAGGTCGTAGAGTCAAAGTTATTGGATCTAATACAGGAACTATCTTTGGTAAGATTGCTACAAGTGCATTTTCTTCACCAAACACAACATTAACTTTTACTTTCGACAGTGGCTCACTGAACTCAGGTGATACTACAGTTGCAGTCTATGTAGGTTCAGTATTTACAAATCCAGCTAATCCTGTTGTCGATGAAGATAACATGGCTAGTGACAGTGCTTTACTTCCTCCTTCACAACAATCTGTAAAAGCATTTGTTACTTCAGGCACAGTTACTCTATCTAACAAAACTATAGCATTAGGCAGTAATTCAGTATCAGGAACTACTGCTCAATTTAACTCTGCGTTATCAGATGGGAGCTTTGCTACATTAGCTGGATCAGAGTCTCTTACTAACAAAACTCTAACAAGTCCTGTTATCAACACATCAGTATCAGGATCAGCAATTTTAGATGAAGATAATCTAGCCTCAAATTCAGCTACACAACTTGCTACCCAACAATCTATTAAGGCTTATGTGGACTCACAAGTCACAGCACAAAACCTAGATATTACAGATGGTAGTTCTACTATTACTATTGATTTTATATCTGAAACATTAGGTCTTTTAGGTGGTACAGGAATAGATGCAACTGCATCAGGAAACAATGTAACTCTTGCCATTGACTCTACTGTAGCTACCAAGACAGGCTCAGAAACTTTAACTAACAAAACTATGAGTGGTGCTTCAAATACTTTTTCAGCCATTCCTACCTCTGCATTAACAGGCACAATATCTAATTCTCAAGTAGGCACAGGCATAGATGCTACCAAGATAGCTGATGGTTCTGTAACAAATACAGAATTTCAACATATCAGCACTGTATCATCAAATGTGCAAACACAGTTAGATGCTAAAGTAGTAAAGGCTTCAAACTTATCAGACTTAGCTTCAGCTTCGACTGCAAGATCAAACTTAGGTCTTGGAAGTATGGCAGTTCAAAACTCAGGTACAGTTTCAATAAGTGGTGGTAGTATTACAGGATTATCAGATCCTTCAGGAAATTCAGATGCCGCTAATAAAAGTTATGTCGATCAAGCAGTTGCTGGTCTTAGAACAAGAACTATTGCTGAAGTAGCAACCACAGCTAATGTAAATCTTACAAATGGATTAGAAGCTGGTGACACTATTGATGGCGTTACTCTTGTTGCTGGTGATAGAGTATTAGTCAAAGATCAATCTACTGCTACTGAGAATGGTTTATACTTAGCAGTTTCAAGTGGTGCGGCTTCAAGAGATCCTGAACATGATAGTATCGCTGAGTTAAGTGGTGGTATGGTCGTAGTCAATCAAGGTACTGCTAATGACAACAAGATATTCCTTTGTACAACTGATAGTGATGGCTCACTAGGTTCTACAAATATAACCTATACGCAAGTTACACCTTCTAACACAGGAACAGTTACAAGCATTGGTATAACTCA